GTTAGGTTTACGTAAACCGCACCATCTTTACCTGCGATAAACTTTTCTTTTGGTAGCTTTGCTACGTTTAAACTAAAATTAATTAATGCACTCATATTTATTTATTTAAGGGTTTTATATTCTACTTTAGGTTTTTTAAAGCTATCGCTTTCATCTTCGCCAAATACTCCTAATTCATAGAAGCCTGTTAGCTTTAGTATTGCTCTACTCATTGCACGTTTTTCTGCCATTTCAGCTACGTACCAACTATTAGTATTGCCATCTTTGTAGTTTTCGCCTTTTAGCGCACTTCCAAAGGTTTCTATGCTTTTACCATCTTTTTGTGCTAGTGCTTTAAATACTGCAAAATTAGGTTCACATTTTATTACTTCATAATTAACACTCATTTGCTCTAGTGCCTGTATCTTATCAATACCTTGTCTAGTAATGATAGTGTAGTGTTGATGCTTAAAAAAGTCATCTTTAGTTAGGTTATACTTTTTATATAACTCTGTTAGTTTTTCTTTGTTCATTGTTCTTTGTTTAAATATTCTACTTCTAGTATTGCTTCTAAGTATTCTACTCTATTTTCTAATGCTTCTATTCTTGCATTTAGATAGTCTATTGTCGTTGGGGTTGCTGCTCTTTTAACGTCCTCGTAATGTGTCATAATTTATAAATAACTATTCAGTAAAGTAATCAAAAGGACTAGATAACCTACCACAAAAAGTATTTAAATCTAAAATACAACCATACCTTAATTCAGTAACAAATTGTGTTTCTTCTAGTTCATCAGTTAGTTTTGCAACTAAATAAGGGTACTCTAAATTCGCCTTACTTAATTTGTCTTTGTACACAGGGTGTAATCGTTCTAATAAATTCATTTGTTATATGTTTTAATTAATAATAACACAAATTTAACGAAAAATAATTTATATAAACAAATTCTAAACAAACTTTTTTTCTAAACACAAAAAAACCACCTTTTTATAGGTGGCTTAATCGTCTGTTAAAAACAGCATTAAAGAAAACAATAACAAAAAAATAAGTTGGTTAATCAAATATACTATTTATTAGTATGTTAAGTATGTGAAGTTTTTAGGACTTATTAACTAAAAGTTTTGTTTGTTTTTTAGTTCCTGTAGTTTAGTCTTATAAGTTTCAAATATTTCTTGCCATTCAGGGTCTGTTAGTTTTAGTACCCCTCTTGACTTTTGTAGTAGTTCATCAGCTAAATCACTTCCTAAAGCTATACTATATTCATATTGTCTACCATATTCAAATCTATTGCATTTTCTACATTGAGCGTGTACGTTCCTTTCATCGTACCTAGTAATTAAGTGTTGTCTACCTATAAAATGCCCTGCATCTGTTTCTGTGAAGTGTACTTTTTTACCACACGAAATACATTTACAATATCCTGTATTATTATCCGCATCTCTACGTCTTATATACTCGTGAAATGGTTTATCTATTTTATTCTTCCAATATTTTAATGTTTTCTTTTTTGCCATTTGAATACACTACAGATATCTTATATTTATTTATAACTTATTTATTTATTTATCTAATTATTTAGAAATATATTTATATCTATATATTTAGAAAACACTTTTTTATAATAAATAGTGCAAAGTTATATATTTATTTTTAGAAAAAAAAGAAAAAAATTACTTCTTCCAATTTTTAGTTATTTTTTCAGCAGAACGCATACCAAAATAACCACCATAAACCAATAATAATAATGAAGAAAGTAAATCAATCCAATTAGGGTCTATTTTAAAGCCCTCTAATGAACTATCTAAGATAATATATATAAATAGTGTAGCGGTTAAAAAAGCTAGTGTTAGGGGTCTTATATTGCGTGTTAAATAACTTTCTGTTTGGTTATCACTTACCCAACGCTTAGTAGTTTCTTGCATTTCTAACATATCGTATCTAAGTTCTTCTAGTAGAAGTTCCTTATCCGCTTCTGTTAGTTGGGTGCTACCCTCTATTTGTTTGCTTAATTCCTTTAGGCTTTCAATTCCTGTTATGCTACCTGCAGCATCTAAAATACTAGGTGCTATGTTTTTACCTTGTTTTACAAGCCATCTAAGAGCATCTCCTACCCTAGTTGTTCCGTTTCGTTCTTTGTAGCTTTTTTTTGGCATAATTTATTTATTTGAATAGTCCCATCTTGCACGTGTCTTGCGTATATCGTAATGTACAAATGTATCATAAAGACCTAAACCGCCTTGTAGCATAACACCAAAATCTATTAAATCTTCTATAATAGCAAACACCTCAATAGGTTTTAAACTCTGTATTGTAATATCTGCAGCTTTGCCTAATAAGTGTTGTGAAGTTTTTGAGCCACCTACTTTTGCATTATGTTCAGGACACCTATAAGCACTATTTATTTTTATAGGTCTACCTACATAATCTCTAAGTGTTTGTAATTGCCCTGCTAATTTTATTACGTTTTCGTAAACCTCTAAAGGCATATCACACCCACACTTACACTCAAATTCACGTCTTTTAAAGTTCTTTGTCATTAGACTTCTTTTTCTTGTACGTTTCGTATATCTTTTGAAACGTGTATATTATAGAAGCTAGTAGAAGAATAATCTTTAAACTATTTTCTACTGCAGTAAAAGAAATTCCTAAGCTAATAGCATTAAAAAAAGCTATTCTTAAATCTTGTACACTCATAGCATTAACCCTTTTAAAAAGTTATTCCATTTAGCAATTAACCAAAATTGTAACGCTTCTATTTTATCTGCTAAGTATCTTAGTCCTTTTACCATTTTATTACATTTTATTTTCTAAATAATCAATACCATAAAAATTGTGTAGTGGCTCACCGCTTGGCGTTACTGCATAGCTCTTCCAACCATAAGGGTGTTCTTCTATACCGTTCCAAACTACATCTATTAAGTATTTTTCACTTAATACAGTATCTTTAATTACATTACCCTCTGCATCTGTTTCGCCCTCTTCTAATACTTCGTGTCCAAGTCTTACTATTGCGTGGTTATGATTTGGGTTATTATCTTCATCTACTCCTAAACCTTTTATTTTAGTTTCAGCTTGTTCATCGCTATCAAAAATATATTTACCTACTTTTATCATAGTGTTGTTAATTCTATTGCTTCTGCTTCTGTTAATACTCTGTCATAAACTCTTGTATCGTGTACTTTACCCTCAAAATTTAACGTGCCATTAAATAAAGTAAATTCTAACCTATCTAAACCTACCATAGCATCTACACTTGTGTCAGTATGCTCTAACGAGCCATTAAGATACACTTTAGCAGTACTGCCATTAAAAGTAACTGCCATTTTATTTCTTGTGTTGTATGTAATAGTTTCGTAATTATCTAAACTTAAACCACTGCCACCACCTGCCAAAACAAACCTAACTTGATTAGTTCCACCATAAAAAAACATTTCAACCCTATTATTTGCACTATCATCGTTTAAACTTATAGCAGTAAAAGAACTATCACTTTTATAGGGTGTTACGTCTACAAAAAAAGTACCCTCTGTAATATCAAACAAATCACTATCCCCACCATTTATACACTCATCTTTTAATCTTGTTACTGTACTGCCTGCTGTTTTTATATAGCTTGTAGGGTAATCGCCTTGTTCTAATTGTGCGCCCCATATATAAATATAATCAGTTCCTGTACCTGTATATGTTATCCCACCATCATAAGTACCTACTCTATATAGAAATGTAGTTGAAGTTGTTGTATGAGTAAACGAACATCTATACCAATCATTTCCATAACTATCAATACTACTACTATCTATATCCCCTCCTTGACTTTCTACTGTTCCATTTTCTAAATCAAAAACTACTGTTTGTGCAGATGCAGAATTAAAAGCTAAAAACCCCTTTGTTAAAGTTCCTTTTTTCATAAAACAAGAAAAAGAATACTCTACACCATTAGTAACACTTATTGACCTATAAACCAAATGAGAATTATTGTCTGTACTGTCAAAAAATTGTTCTGCTGTTAATCCCCCATTAGGTGCTATAATTTTATCTGCAGTAACACTCGCTCTTGCTTTAGTCCAATATGAATTATCAAACTCCTCACTTCTTTGAAATAAATTTGTACGTTGTGGCTCTAAAAGTAAACTCGGACAGTTGCTATTATACCAATCTAATCTTGGTACATCATTTGTAACTTCTTCAATTAGTCCATCTTTGCGTACCCTTGTACCCTCACTTGCTCTATCAAAGTCAAAATCGCCTGTAGCATCATTAGGCAAAATAGAATATACTTTACCGCTTTTATATCCACTTGGTATTAGTGCTAATTTAGGTTTACTCATTATCTCTCTGTTAGTATTGTTGTGCTATTCATATATCTCCATATTCCGTTAGCATACCACCTTAAAGTAATTTTATCATCTGCATCAATAGGTGAAGTAGTACCAAAATCAAAATTTAGTACCATTCCCTCACTTGCAGTATAGCTTAATGTTTTAGAAGTAACTAAAGTATTTAAACCCTTATAGATATATACTGTTGCACTACTTCCTGTAGGTGTACCATAACTACTATATTTATTAGCAGTCATAGTAACACTGCTAACATAGCAATCAAAAGGCACAGGGATAGTGCCATAAGCATAAGGAAACGCAGTAGTCATACCTGTATCATAAAGCGTAAAAGTTGAAGTACTACTATGGTAGTGCCTCCAATTTATAGCTAGTTTATCCTTATGAACAGGGTTTGCAGCTTTTTGTTTATCTAGCCTATTACTATGTTTAGCTTTTATTATCTTACTTAGCATCTCTATATTGTTTGTAACAAATCGCTACTGCTTGTTCTTTGTTATACTCCTTGCTTATTTCTGCTACACACCTCACTATAAAATCGCTTTGCTTCTCGTTCGCTTTTGGTTTTGGTATCGGCATCAATATAGTTTTTTAGTTTGTTTAAGTTTGTTTGTTTTACTTTATATCTCATAAAACCCACCCATTAAAAGTTGTATCTGTATCAGGCGATATATCCTCGTTTGTATTGCTTAAATACTCAGGGAACAAATTATTGTTAAAACACAAATAATCTACTAAACGTGTACTATAATAGTTTGCATATTCTCTAGCCTTTGATACTAAATAATCTACTTCGTTTTTATCTACGTTTTGTGCAGTTTCTGAACTATGTTTAAGTACAGATTTGTTTGTAATTGTATACGCTGCAAATGGTATATAGTTCATTTGAGCAAACCAAATTAAGCAGGGTTGTACATAAGTATTAACTAGTGTTAAATAATCGCCTGTTAAACTATCTGCAATAATATCTGCGCTAATTTTGTTGTATAAATCCGTACCTAACAAATTTTGTATATCTATTTGCTGCGCTACCTTAACAAATTGTATCATTTTATCTATATCAACGTTACCATCAATAATAGAATTTTTTTTAAGGTCTTGTGTACTTATAAATAATGCTGTTGCCATACTAATTTTTAAATCCTATTTTATTCCAATATTCAGCAGTATAACCTTTATACTTCATATCTTTAGGTGCTACAGGTACTTTTTGTGCATTAGCTTCAGGTTTAAACCCTCGTTTTCTAGCTTCTGTTGTACTTATTGCATCGCCTAAACCTTTTGCACCCTCTTTGCGTACATACGTTTTTCTTAGCCATTTATGGTTGCATCTTGCACCACCTTTGTAAAGCCATATAGAGTATGTATCACTACCACCTTTACCAAAACCTGCATTTACAACTTTGTTTTCCATAGCTACTATATCTTCTTTACGATATACTTTTTTAGCACTAACCATTTTAGAGCAAAATTGTCTAGACGTTGCTTTAGTTCGTGCAGGTGCATACATATAGCGTACTAGAAATTCATTACCCTCTTCTTTTGTTTGTTTACTAGTGCCATCTTGTTCACTCTCTCTATAAGGCTTTGCGCTTCCTGTACTTACAAATTCCCAAATCTTAGACAATAAACTTTTATCTTCTTCTTCTTTTTTATTTAAGTCGTTTACTACTTCATCTAGTTCAGCTTCGTGTTCGTAATTTACTTCACGTTCATCTATTACCTCAAAATCTTTTAGTAGTTCTTCTTCGTCTTGCCCTAAATCTATTAAAGCATCTGCAATATCGCTACCTA